CAAGAAGATTGCTTTATGGAAGCAAGTTTGTAGAAGGGCATACTTTAATTATATGGAAACCGCTATAACAATAGAAAAAAGTCTTAATGATATTAAGGAATTTACTCCTTCCTCATTTGAGGATTTTAGGGGTGAGATTTACACAATTTTTGATCAAAAGAATTTTAATGAAACTTTTAATCATGACAAAATAGCCATTAGATATAAAAATAGTTTAGTTGGTATACATGGAGATTTTGTTACAAAAAAATTAGTAAGTTGTTTATGGGGTAGGATATTTGTTGCGATTGTTGATAATAGACCAGATTCAAAAGACTATAATAAATATAAAACTTTTATTCTTAGTTCGGAAAATAAAAAACAACTTCTTATTCCAGAAGGAATGGGAAATAGTTTCTTAGTTCTTTCAGATGTTTGCGTTTATAATTATAAACTTTCATATTCTGGTGAATATACAGATCATGATAAACAATTTACATTAAAATGGAATGATCCTAAATACAATATCTATTGGCCCATTCAAAACCCAATTTTAAGCGAGAGAGATTTATGAAGAAAATAATTATTACTGGAGTAACTGGTCAAGATGGCAGTTTTATGGCTGATTTTCTTTTGAAGAATACAGACCATATTATAATAGCTGGAGTAAGAAGGCTTAGTGTAAAAAATCATAAAAATATTGAACATCTTATTGATAATCCAAGATTTAAATTAGTTGATTTAGATATTACAGATTCATCTAATGTTGAGCAAATAATTAGAAATGAAGTTCCAGATTATTTTATTAATTTTGCAGCCAACTCATTTGTCGGAAATAGTTGGGTTATGCCCCTTAGTCATATGATGACTAATTGCCTATCAGCTCTTTATCAATTAGAAGCAATTAGAAAATTTGCCCCACATTGTAGATATTATAATGCTGGATCTTCAGAAGAGTTTGGTGATGTAATAATTGCCCCTCAAACAGAAGAGCATCCATTGCGCCCTAGAAGCCCATATGGGGCATCTAAAGCTTCAGCAAGACACCTTGTTAAAGTCTATCGTGAATCTTATGGACTTTATGCCATTCAGGGTTGGTTATTTAACCATGAAGGAACTCGTCGTGGTGAAGAATTTGTTACTCGTAAAATTACAAAAAATGTTGCTAGAATTAAACATGCTATTGAAAATCAAATTCCATTTGAACCAATTAAACTTGGAAATTTAGACTCAAAAAGAGATTGGAGCGATGCTGAAGATTTTGTAGAAGGTGTTTGGTTGATGCTTAACCAAGACGAACCAAAAGAATATGTACTGTCATCTAATGAGACGCATACAATTAAAGAATTTGTTGAATTAGCTTTTAAAGCTGCTGGAATTGATGGCATTTGGATTGGCGAGAAATTGGATACTTTATATTTACTTCCTAATTATTTAAGTGATTTCGCAGGTGTCCCACAATTAAAATTAGTTCAAATTGATGAAAAATTTTATCGCCCAGCAGAAGTTGATCTTCTTTTAGGAGATTCTACAAAAGCCCGTGAAGAACTTGGATGGAAACCAAAAACATCTTTCAAAGAACTTGTTGACAAAATGGTCAGACATGATATACTTGAGCATGGCCAAGGTTAAGATTAATAAAAAACATATTCTTGCCAAACTTACGCTTATCCCGATAAAGGATAAGCGTTTATTTTATATGCGCGAAATGAAGTTTTTAAATATTTTATGCGAAAGATATTCATTAGAATTTATGGATGTCTTAACCTTTGATAAAAAACTAGACTCTTTAGCTTATCTGGTGAGTGACAAATTAAAAGAAACATTAGATCAAAAATTTAGAGCGTTCAATTTTAAGATTGACTATTCTCGATATGAAAAGTATAATATCGGAGATAAAGTAGGAGAAGATTCTGCAGCAGGAAAGAAGAAAGTAACAATTAAACAATTTTTAAATGAGTAAAACTAAAGAAAAAGAAGTGACAAAATCTAGCGATGTTTTGGGTTCGTTTTTAAAACAAAACCAAAGTGATCATTATAATTTTGAAGAAGCTGTTGACTATAAAGTTTCAAGCGGCTCTCTTCAACTAGATCTACATTTAGGTGGAGGTCTTGGACCTGGTTTGCATAGATTTGTCGGCATGAATGAGGGTGGAAAAACATCTGCCGCTCTTTCATTTATGAAGAACTTTTTAGAAAAGGTTCAAAAGGGTAAGGGGTTTTACATTAAGGCTGAAGGTCGTCTTTCTAACGAAATGATGGAAAGATCTGGGATTAAATTTGTTTTTTCAGCAGAAGAATGGCAAGATGGAACGTGTTTTGTATTTGAGAGTAATATCTATGAAACAGTTGTTGATGTAATGCGTCAACTTGTAGCTAAAAATGATGAGGGTAATATTTATTATTTTCTTCTTGATTCTGTTGACGGTCTTATTTCTAAGGGAGATTTGGATAAAAGTTTCGAAGACTCAAACAAGGTTGCTGGTGGTGCGGTAATTGCCGCCAACTTCATGAAGCGTCTTTCTATTGGTTTGGCAAAGCGTGGTCATATGGCAGTATTTATTAGTCAAGTTAGAGCCGATATTAAACTTGATCCATATTCTAAAGCGCCAGTTCGTCAAACTACTGCTACAGGTGGTAACGCACTTCTTCACTTTGCTAATTGGATTTTGGAATTTGAACCTCGCTACAAGGGAGATCTAATTCTTCAGAATCCAGCGGATAGTAAAATAGATGTCAATAGTAATCCAATCATTGGGCATTTTGCTAAAGTTACTGTTAAGAAATCTCCAATTGAAAAAACTAATTTAACTATTGCATATCCAATTAGGTATGGAAGAACAAATGGTAATTCCGTATGGATTGAAAAAGAAATTGTAGACATGCTTTATGTTTGGGAGTTCATTAGCAAAAAAATGTCATGGATTTCTGTAACAGAAGAGTTTAAAGAACTGCTCGCGGAAAACGGTTTAGAACTCCCCGAAAAGATTCAGGGTAATGACAACCTGTTTAAAACAATCGAAGAAAACAAAGAACTTTTATCTTTCTTAATCTCTTATTTCAAGAAGACAATTAATAATGAAATTTAAAACTATATCTGGTTCTGAAACAACTTTAAAAAATGCTAAAAAATATTTAATCAACTGGAAGAAGCCAAGTAGAAGCAAGTTTCAAACATCTGTTAAAAACTTTTTAAATCCTTATTGGTTTAATGATATTGTATTTGAAGAATTTAAAATAGTTGGTACTAGACTATCTTTTGACTTTTATAATGCAAATAAAAATATTGCTATAGAAGTCCAGGGTGCGCAGCATACTAAATATGTAAAATTCTTTCATGGAAGCCGCCTTAATTATTTAGATCAACTACGTCGAGATGAAAAAAAATTGAAATTTTGTGACACAAACGATATAAAGTTAATAGAAATTTATCCAAACGATATAATTGATGAAAAATTATTCGAATCTTTTGGAGTTATACTGTAAAGATATAAAAATATGTCAGAAATAGATCCAGACTCTCTTCCACAATTTAAAATACCTAATAATATTATTAACCAACTATTTGAATTAACAGGTGGCGCTGAGAAATTTAAAGGTTTAATATTTGCTTGTGCCACAGAAGATGGCAATCCTTTGATTTATACTAAATACGATAGCCAAATGACGGAGCTTGCTCTGCGTAAGGCGGTTGAATGCTATTTACAAAATTTAGATGAACAGGAGTATTTAAATTCTGACGAAGACTTTGATTGACAAACTATTCTATCTATGATAATCTATCGTAGATGATTTATAATTACGAGTTAGAAAAACAATTACTTGCCGCTCTTATTAAAGAGCCAGAAAGCTATTCTGAAGTAGCTAATTTTATAAGCTCAAAAGATTTTTATTCTGAAGATAGCAATCTTCATGGAACCATTTTTACAATTATAAAACAATCAATTGATTCTAGCGAAGAGATTGATGAGGTTATTATTGCTCAAAGAGTTAACTCTTTAGGTTTATCATTTGAAGATCGCGTAAACCCATCTGATTATATTAGATCTTTGGCGATGAGAAAAGTTCCCAAGGGGAATTTAATTAAAACGGCTAAAGAGCTAAAGAAATTTACTGTTAGGCGAGAAATATTTGAATCTGCCCAAGAAATCGCAAAGCGAATGAAGGGGATTGGTTCTGAATGTTCGTATACTGATATTATTGAGTCTGCAGATTCGGCATATAATTCAAAAATTAATCTATATGAAATCGGCAATGACTTGCCAGAAAACATATATGATGAAATGGAATTTATTGTTGAAGATCGTGGCAATAACCCTGTTGTCGAATTTGGAATGATGGGGCCGCATAAGAAGGTTAATGAAATTTACGGTTCCCTTTTGAGGCCAGGTAATATTACTGTTGTTGTTGCTAGATCTGGTGTTGGTAAAACTCAGTTTTGTATGGATTATAGCACAAAAGTGGCAATTAAGTATGGTATACCAGTCCTTCACTTTGACAATGGTGAAATGAGCAAAGAAGAGCTTGTTATGCGTCAATGTGCAGCCTTATCTGGCGTTCCAATGCATTTGATTGAGACAGGTGAGTGGAGACGTGCTGGAAAAGAAATCGTTGATCGTATTAGAGCAGTTTGGCCTAAGATCAAAGAGATGAAATTCTATTACTATAATGTCGGCGGGATGGATGTTGACTCTATGATTAAAACCCTAAAGAGATTTTATTATGGTAAGGTTGGTAGAGGCAATCAAATGATTTTCTCTTTTGACTATATTAAAACTACATCAGAATCTGGCGGCGGCAAAAATGAATGGCAAGTTGTTGGAGAAATGGTGGATAAGTTTAAAAAATGTGTCCAAAAGGAGATCTTGCATGAAGGCAATCCAATCATACCAATGATCACTTCTGTTCAATCAAACCGAAGCGGCATCACTAATAATCGCAATTCACAAAATGTTATCGATGATGAAAGTGTCGTTTCCCTTTCTGACAGGATTACCCAGTTCTGTTCTCACATGTTTATTTTGAGAAATAAAACAGCTGATGAAATTGAAACAGAAGGTAGATCATTTGGCACTCATAAGTTAATTAATGTTAAAGCTCGACACCTTGGTAAAGATATTGCTGGCGCTGTCGAACCAATTAGAATTGGAGACGCACTAAGAAAGAACTTTATTAATTTAGATTTCAAAAATTTCGCAATTACTGAAAAGGGAGATCTTAGAGATATTGCTAGATTTATGGATGGAAATGCAGAACTAGAAGAAGACGAAGATGATGACCTCCCAGACTTCAATTGATCCAACACAAATACAATCTACACTAGAGAGCATTGGTTATAAACTTATAGATTTTGGAAATCATTGGCGAACAAATGCTTTATATCGAGGTGGAGATAATCAAACATCAGTACGTATTTATAAAAATACTGGTGTATGGACTGATTTCGTTAATGGTTCAAAATCTTTACCGTTTGAAAAATTATTACAATTGTCATTAAACTCAGATCCTAAAAAACTAAAAGAAATATTGAATTCTTTAAAAAAGTCTGATGAATTTTTTTACACTCCAAAAGAAACTATAGAAATGGA